CAGTGAAGCTTATGTCACAATTTTTACTGAATATGAGAGTTTACATGCTGCACGTACAGTCGCTAATAGACGACCACCAATTGGTATTGTTTTAGAAGGAGAACCAGGTATTGGCAAGAGCTCATTGTTAGAATTTATATACAATACTTTTTGTCAAGTGAAAGGAATCAAATTTGATTCTGAGATGGTGTTTAATCGTCAGATGTGTTCCCAATATTGGGAAACATATAGCATGAACAATCACCTGATTACTCATCTTTCCGAGCCTGGAAATAAAAGGAGCGAGATCATACGTTCTCAAGGAGATCCAATTCTGGATGAAATCTGTTCAATGATTGATGCAGCACCTATGCCATTGAATATGGCTTTTGGAGATAAGGGAAAAGTCTTTTTCAATTCAGAAATGGTCGTAATTGATACAAACAATAAAGATATGAATATCCAAAGTCTTTACCGAAATCCTGCCGCCATTCAACGTAGGTTTTTGTACATCAATCCTACTGTATTGCCTGAATTTCGAAAGGAAGGAACAGTACAGATAGATCCAGCCAAAGGAGCAGATAAGAGACTGAACGATAAATACTCTTTCCAAGTTTTCTCCTACGATGTGCTAAGTAAGTTACAGTCAAAGGTGATCACCCATTTAGAGGACGCTAATATTGATGAATTAGCAGATTTCTTACGCACTTATATTTCGAAGAGAATAGAGTCGGATGAGACAATCAGAAATAAGAAAATTGCTGATCGAGAAGTGCATTATGGAGTTTTGGGATTAGATGAAGAAAAGATTGATGTTTTGTCAGAAGCTTGGGTACCTAATTCACCACAGTATTATTCTTGGTTTAGTACAGTTTGGAGTGTTGTGAAGTTTTCCACTTACAATTGGTTTGCTATGTTGGCTTACGTCATTTTTAATTTCTTCCTAGGTTTTATGGTGGAGTATAAAATGAGTAGCATTTACAAAACATATCGGTTGCGGGAATTCGGATTTCTGTTCTATCTCTTTGTTCAAACTTTCATTTGGCTAATAACTAAACATTGGTTGTTGTATACTATTTGGTTCACCTTGTTTATGTTAATTGTGTTTCTGTTGATAGACATTAGTCTGAGATCAAAAATTTCGTTAGAAAGAGACATAATACAGTCAAAAGCAAAGTATCACTGGGACAATCTAAAAGCTTACTGGACTCTAGGTCTAGAATTGTTGTATACTGCTGAGGGAGCTATAGTAGTAGCGTCATTGATGTCGCTCACTGCCTTAGTTTCTTTAGGAACAATTTTATACCATAAGTACGGTGACAAAGTGGAGGAATTGAAGAATGATTTGACGTCCCAAGCTCATACTGAGTTTGTCATACCTTCATTTAAGAATGACTTGCTCAACGAAGTGGAGGAAAAATCTAATGCAGAGTTTTCAGTGAGGAAAATAGTTTCTAATCGACCTGATGTTTGGAATGTGATTACTGATTATAAGAATGTAGTTAGTACTGTTAAAGCAGTGACTTTGGATGCCTCAATTCATTCAAATGTCAGATTGGCTAAGATTAAGCATGAAGATAAGACAGTCTTTACTACTATCTTTGGATTAGCATCAGATTTCTGTGCTGTCAATACTCATTCTTTGCCTGTTGGAAAGTTTGAAATCGGTATTTCGATGACTGGGGCCAGAGATGGTGAGGGTCAATGGAAGTATTCTTTAATTACTGACGATTTCCGAAGAGACTTGGGTTCAGATGTCACTATTTTACGAATTACTCAATTGCGTTTCAAGGATGTTGTTAAACACATTATTGATACTACTGTTACGAAGACTACAGCGTCTATTGATGGAACAACCACCGTAGTTCGGCCATTTGATAGAGTGTTAAACATTTCTGATGCTCCAACTCCCGTCCTTGTAGAAGGTTCTTACTTGTATGACTGGAAAAATCATCGTGTAGGTAAATGTGGTACGCCAATCATAGCAGATGTTACTCTAGGTAAATCAGCCGTGATCGGAATACATTGCAGTAATTTATCAGGAACTGACAATTGTTTTTGTGCACCTTTGAACAAAAGTAAAATTCAGTCTGCCATGGTAGATATAAATGCAAAATGTATGTTAGTACCAGTATTATCACAATGTGATAATCTAGTGTCCCTGTTGGAACCCACTCATAAGAGTACATTCAGGTTTGAAAATCTACACAACCTCGAATACCTTGGATACGATGGAGGAAAGGTTATTCCGAACGGGAAATCTATATTGCGCTATTCACCTATACGTGATGAAGCGCTGGATATTCTCAAAGAGGAACTTAATTTTGTACCTCAAAAGGTATTCATGCCACCTATGATGAAACCTGGAGTCATTAACGGAGAGTACATCTCACCATTCAACGTTAATCTGAAGAAGATGAATGCCCAGCGCAAACCATTAGATAGGACCGTCATGAACAGAGTTGTGAAGGCCTATATCAATCGTTTCGTAAAGATTCTAGAGAAGAACAATGTGAGTGAATTGAATCCGTTGACGTTTGAAGAAGCTATTAATGGAGCAAAAGATGACCCTATGATACGCAGGATTAATGCAAGTACAGGTGCAGGATATGGTTTTAAAGGTAAGAAATCAGATTGGTTACCTGTGGTTGAAGAGACTAAAGAATCATTGACGCGAGAACTGAGCGAGGACTTGAAGCAAAAGGTTTTGGAGCGAATCGCAGATTATGAGAAAAAAGTCTCTAATGGTGTAGTGTATGGAGCCAAATTGAAGGATGAACCTAGAGAAAAAGCTAAAGTTTTTAAAGGAAAAACCCGGATGTTTTATCCAGCCCCTGTTGATTACTTGGTTTTATGTCGAATGTACTTTGCACCTTTCTTTACAGCGTACAGCCAGTATGGAGATGATTTGGGTACTAAGATAGGAGTCAATATGATGGCCGAAGGAGACAGACTATATAGGAGATATAAAGATTTTTCTGACACTGAAGAATGTATATTCGACGGTGATTATGGATCCTATGACGTCTCAATGCCATATGAGATCAGTCATGCAGCAGCTTCTGTTGTTATAGGTGTTTGTAAACATTTTGGATACTCAGATTATGCTTTGCAAATGCTTGAAGGCTTGTTCACAGATATGAATTTCCCAATAGTTGAAGTCTTGCAGGATCTGAGCATTGTAGCAGGTTTGACTACATCTGGAGGAGCTTATACAGCAGAACTCAATTCGTTGAAGAATAATATCATGTTGATGTATTATTTTGAAGTTACTCCGGGATTAGGATTGGACAAGTACTGGACCCATTTTATGAAAGATGCTTTCGGTGATGATATAACTGGAGTTGTGAAGAAAGAGATACAGCACTTGTTTAACATCCAATTGTATTCTAAATTTGTGGAAGAAGTATTTGGCATGGAATTTACCGCGCCAGATAAAACTGCAGCAGATGTGCAGTTTCGTACTTTAGATCAATATTCATTTTTGAAACGTGGGTTAAAACAGCATTGTGAGCTGCCAATCTACGTAGCACCTCTTGAATTAGAATCTATCTGCAAAATGTTGACTTGGATGATGCCTTCTTCTTTTGTTACTGAATATGAGCAAATGTTATCGACTTGTAACTCGGCGCTATGGGAATTGTTTCTTCATACTGATATGAAAAGATGGGAGAGAATCCGTGCCAGATTAGGCGACTG